ATGTGCGTATGCATCAACCGTGTCAACAGGAATGATCTCATGAGAGGCCACAGCTGAGATACATTCACGAAAGAAATACGGCAAAACGGAGAGATCAAGAGGATCGCTCGACACTGGCTCAGAAGGAACTTGAGCCAGCCACGACTGAACAAGCGCATCAGCGGAAAAGAGAATATTGGCAGCATGAACAACTGTGCTAAGAAGTTGCTTTGGTTGTGTGTGGGCAACAGGCGACACAGACCAAAATAACTTCGAGAGGCACTTTGTCGGCAAAGGAGTGAAAACGAACTGCTGTGAACCATCCACAACAGCGGGCAAGAAATGGCCCGAACAAAAGTGACAAGAGAGAATGTCACCATCAACAAATTTGCCGGCAAAACCAAACCGCTGATAAGACTTTTCAAGGTCACCATGGTTTTCGAAGGGTTGACGAGAAAAGATCAGAGTGTCATCAGAGTAGACGACGATGACACAATGAGGATAGAGCTCCCACGATAACGAACCATTGAGGAAAGAATTGCCGATTGAGGTGTTGCTGTCACCTGAATTGCGACCAGAATGCTTGCGAAAGTGAACAAAGAACCTCGAGCGAACAACAGGGGCAACTTGCGCAAGGAAACAAGCGCGTTGTTGCATGTCGGCACCAAAACGAGAGTACAAGAACAATTCAAACATCGAGGCGGGTATTGACACAGTGCCGTCGAAGGACGAGTAGTCCCAAGAACGGATGTGGGTGTACCCTGAGTTGACAATAGTGGTTGCAAGCTGGCCGAGTTGGACTGGGTCAAGACCACAAGCCATAATGAAGGGAAGACGCAACAAGGCACCAATATGCATTACATTGTCAGCGACGTAATCATGGATTGAACGGGCGATACTCGTGATAAAAGGACCAATGATTGTATGCATATCGTAGGTGGCAGTGGCAGAGATGATACGATCGTTGTGGACTGTTTCAACACCCTCTGATGAGCCATAAGATTTTTCGAACTTCATGGATGCGAGCCTATCACCAACGTCACGAGGCACAGATGTGAGAGTTGCGCGATAGGCGGCCTGCGAGCCAGGTTTGAGGTGTTGGATCCAGTCTTCAACGGTGCCAAGATCACGGAAGAGCGAAAAGAGAAACGCAAAAGAAGAACTCTGCCGGACAGCATCACAGAGGCGAGCGAAAGAGGATGCAACATTACGTGGGTCACCAACGTCAGGCAAACACAAGCGTTGCTCAAGAGCAGTAATGAAACTGTCTTGATCACGCAAGGGGACAGTCGGGACGTGCTGAGGGTCATGGGGGCCAAAACAAACGAGCGGTTGCACCTGACCAACAGCAGCAGCACGTTGATAAGCATCAACAACACGAGGATAGAGCGGGAGTTGCTTGATGCGAATGTGAGCCGCCTTGCAAATGTCAATCACCTTGTCCTTGGCATGGCTAAGAACAGTGGGGACGGAAAAAACATGATCGACAAAACCTATGTAGATTGGATAGCAAGCAAGACCAAATTGCTCACTAAAATCCCAAACCACACCAAGACGGGCCAGTGGCAACGTCGGAACGACGAAAAAGAAGGCACTCAAGAGTGCAACAACAACTGTGGGCCAAAACAACAACGAGATTGTTTGCAACAAGAGGAGAAAAACAACGACAATCAAAGCAAGAACAAGCCAGGGGGTTGATTGGGTTGTCTTCATCTCAAAGTCTGAACCGACGAGATTCATGGAGATTGGACCCCACAAATCACCACGTGAGCAGCTCATCATCACATGTTGCATGATAGCCTTATGCTCAAGAATAGTAGGCTGGCGATGCATTGTTGTCTGGAAGGTTGCAGAAATGCGTTGACCGATTGCGCGCAAATTGGGCGGAGTGAGGCTAGTCATTGATGTATTGCAAACAATATCATCAATGATAGAGCTTTTGATTGGAACTGATGAGTCCACATGCGATGTTACAAAACACAACAGTGGAC